CGAAACAGCCGCCGAAGGAGGGCCATGAGGATAGCCATACGTCGAACTCCTGGGATATCCCTGGCCAGGGCCGGCGAATGGCGCGCACCACATCTATAAGCGTACCAGAAAATACGAGAGCGTTTCCAGTCGGAATGCGCTCGCACCTCAGATCTAACCTGCGCCCCGTCGCCGCTCCTGTTGACCCAGGCGGCGACGGGGCCTACCACCTGGCGGCCGGACGATGCCGGACGGCCGCCAGAACGCACTATGCACGATGCACCACGACGCCACAGCCCCCGCGAAGCCCGCACAAGGCCCCCCGCGAACGACCGGCGACGTTGGGCCACGGGCCGCATCGGGAGGCGGCGACACCCACCCACCATGCCCACACCGCGACAGCGCTGGCCGGCGGCCGCGAACGCCGCCCGCCAGCTCGCGATGCGCAACCAAGAGCGCATCGCCCAGATCACCCGCGAGCTGCTGCGCGACTCGCGCATCGCTCACGACAACGGCCTGGCCCGCCTGGTCTACGAAGCGCAGGCCCTGGCCGAGCAGGCCCGCCGCGAGCTCGGCGAGGCCAAGCCCTACCCCGAGGACGAGGCGCCCCACGCGGAGCCCGGCGAAGCGCCCAGCAGCCAATGACGACCGCCAGACACGCCAAGCCCCTGTCCACCGTGCGAGGTGGACAGGGGCGGGGAAAGGAATTGCCGAACTATGATAGCACAGGATATGCGTCAGCCAGTGTCACATCAGCGCCCAGGCCCGCTCGACTACGACGGGGTCAAGCACGGGCGTATGACGCGCAAGATGACCCAGGCCCGCCTGCCGGCGACGACGCGCGTCGTGATGGCCGAGGTGTTCCGCGATATACCGGTGGGCACCTGGGGCCGGGTCAGCCACCGGATCCTGGCCCACCGGCTGGGCTTTAGCGAGAGCACGATCAGCCGGGGCATGGAGCTGCTCGTCGAGCACCGCTTTGTCGATCGCCGGCCGCGCGACGACGGGCCGGGCTACGAGATCTGCCCACTCCCTCCGCCCGAGCTGCGGCCAAAGGCGACGCGCCCGCCCGCCGCCGCGCCATCGCCCGTCCGGACGCCGCAGGGAGCCTTTTTTGACCCCCGCACAGTCGATCATGGTGAGTCGATCCCCGCCGAGGCTGTTGAGACGCCAAAAAACGGCGCTCAGCTACCCCTAACGATGGATGGGGCTATCTTCTATGATCAATCATGCAGCAGCAGCATGCATGCGGCATCGCCTGAAAACACGCAACCGGATAGGCCCGAAGCGACCGAGTCGACCGACCAAGCACCCGCCTCCCCCACCGGGAATGATCTTCCGCCGGCGCCGCCGCCCGCGCTGGCCCGCTACTTCCTTCCGCACCAGTGGCGAAAGATCTGCACGATTGCGCCCGCCGGCTACGGCCTAGCGGATCTGGCCGGCGCGGTAGAGAAGCTGCGGACGCGCACCGATCCGCACCGCCCCTTCCACCTGCTGTGCGCCGCCATCGAGCGCGGCGAGCCGATCTACTCCCGCGAGGAACTAGAGGCGCGCGATGCGGAGCTGCGCGCCCTCGTCGAAGCCGCGTCGGCCAAGGAGTCATCAGCAAAGCCCGACTGGCCAGGTACCAAAAAGCGTGCCGCGCCCGCGCCCTACTACGACGCGGCGCAGACGGACTGGGGCGCGCTGGCGCAGGCCGAGGCGGCGCGGGTAGGCAGCGCAGCGACTGAAGAGGAGCTGCTGGCTGACCTTGATGAGGCTCTGCGCGAGGAGGCGCCTGCCCCAGCGCTGCCCCCCGTGTCCGGCCCGGCGCCCGTGCCACGTACCGCTCCCCCGCCTGCTGATCTCGCCGCCCTAATCGCCGAGGCGGTCGCGCTGCTGGGCGACGCCCCGCCGGACACCGTGGAGCGGGGCATGATCGCCCAGCAGATCCGCGTTGAGCGCCGCACCCCGGCGGAGGCGGCCGCTGCGGTGCGGACGCGCCGCGAGCGGGCAGCGCGGCCGCCCCGCTACGGCCACGTCGGCGATTAAGCAGCGGCCTGGCTGCGCGAACAGCCAGGCCAGGCGGCGCGGAGGTTCCCACCATGCGCCGGCCCCAGTGTACCAGGAGGTTCCTATGGCCCCGCACCGCACGTTTCGGGTCGAGGGCGGCACGACCGCCCACCGCGCCCGCCTGGCCCTGCTCAGCACGCCGCCCAGCCCGCACCAGCCGGCCCCGCTGCCGTCGCCCGGCCCCGCGCAGCGCCTCCGCCGCGCCCAGGAGGCCCGCCGCGAGGCCGACGGCATCCTGCGGCACCTGCCCGCCGGCGAGGCCGAGACAATCCACTCCCGCTTCGCCCGGCGCCAGGCGGCCGAGCTCCGGGCCGAGGCCGACCAGATCGAGGCCGAGCTCGCGGGGGTACGCCGTGGATGACTTCTTCGAGCTCCCGAGCGAGCGCCTGGACATGCGCCTGCTGACTGTCGTCGCCGCCCGGCCCGGGCAGTACGCCGCCCCGCCCAGTCTTGTGGCCGATGTCGTGGGCCGACTGGTGCGGGAGATTCCGCTCCCCGAGCGGGCCGGGCGCTGCTGGCGCTGGCGCCAGGCGCAGGGCGCGGCCCTGCGGGCGTGGAGGTGGAACTGATGTACGCCTACGCCGAGCCCACCACGCCGCTCACCGTCGCCGAGCGCCTGCGCGTCCTGGCCAGCCAGGCGGCCCGGCCCGTCGCCGACGGCAGCGACCCCCAGCAGGCCCTGCTCGCCCTCGCCCGCGCACTGGCCGCGCTGGCCAGCGAGCTCGAGCACGAGGCCCACGCCGCGCGGCGCCTGGCCGCGCCCGCACCCCAGAGGTTTCTATGATGGACACGCCCGCCCTCCACATCGCCCCGCCGCTGCCCTGCGCCGTGCGCACGCCCACGGAGACCGACCCCGAGCGGCGCTGCGGGCGCCCGGCCAGCGTCGCCCAGGCCGAGCGCCTGCCCACCGGCGCCTACACCATCCTGCCGATCTGCCGGGCCTGCGTCGAGGCAACCGCCCGGGTGTACGGCCTCACCGACGAGCCGCCCGCGCCTGCCGCCCGCGCCGCCCGCCCGGGCCTCGTCGGCGACGCGCGGCTATGGACCCACACAGGAGATCACGATGCCTAAGCCATTGGCCCAGAGCCCGGACCCGCTGCCGAGCATCCCCCAGGAGCGCGGCACGAGCGCGATCAGCCCCGCAGTGCGCGCCCAGGCCGAGGGCGTGCTGGCCCAGGCCCGCACATTCATTGGCCGTGCCCAGGCCGCCCAGGCCGCCGTCACCGCCCTGGGCGCCGGCCCTGCCACGGCGTGGCGGCCCGGCCCCGACGCCACCGGCGTCTACCGCCGGCCGCCATCGATGGCGGAGCGGATCATGGCCGCCCCGCGCGAGCTGGTCGACGGCCGCTGGCAGCCGCGCGAGACCTACGACGAGGCGACCCTGGCCGAGCTGGCGGAGAGCATCCGCGAGCACGGCGTGATCGCGGACCTGCTGGCCATCGTCAACGAGTACGGCGAGCTGGAGCTGATCGCCGGCCACCGCCGCAAGCGCGCCGCCCTGGCCGCCGGCGGGCGCGATGTGCCGGTCAAGGTGCTGGAGGTGACGGCCGCACAGGCGTTCGAGCTGGCGATCATCGACAACGATCAGCGTTCCGACCTGACCGACCTGGAGCGCGGCAAGGCCTACGAGCGGATCATCGCCGAGCAGCAGATTAGCGAGGCCGAGCTGGCGCGGCGCCTCGGCCGGGCCAGGGCCTACATTCAGCAGCGCCGCAAACTGGCCCAGGCCTGCCCCGAGCTCCAGCAGGCCTACATCGGCGGGCAGCTGGGCTTCACGCACGTCCGTGCGATCTGCGACGGCAGCGGCGGCGATCACGCGGTGCAACAGGCCGTGGTGGCCTACGAAATCAAGGAGATCAAGGCCGGTCGCCCGGACACGGCCACCTCCCTCCAGGAGCGCGCCGAGCGCACCGTGCGCGAGCAGTCCGGCGCCGCGCTGAAGAAGCTGGGCTGGAAGGTGGATCAGTACTGGCAGGGCAACACGCAGCGCCACTACCACCACGCGCCGACGGCGCGGCCAGCCGAGTGGTCGAGCGCCGAGATCCTGGCCGCCGTACGCGAGCAGCGCCGACCGCCCGACGGCGCGACAGCGGCCCATCTCGACGGCGCCGCGCGGCTCGACCTGGAGCGCCACGGCTGGAGGATGAGCGCCACGGCCTGCGCGCCCTGGACGATCGCCGAGAAGGGCAAGGAGCTGATCGTCGGCGACGCCGGCGACCTGGCGCCGCAGATCGCCGCCGCCCGGGAGGCGCTCCAGAAGCTGGCCGATCGGTTCGTCAAAGCCGGCTGGGCCGCCACCTGGAACCACACGACGCTGACGGCCACCCCGCCAGAGGGGGCAGCTGAGGGCAAGAAGAAGCCGAAGAAGCCGGCGCCCGTGCAGTGCCGCAGCATCAGCGAGGCCGAGAAGTTGATCCGGGCGATCGAGAAGGGCACTTGGACGCCGGAGCAGACGCAGCCCCGGGGTAGCGCGAGCGACAGCTACAAGGCCGAGTGCGAGCGCTGCAAGAAGCACACGAGCCAGTACAGCTACATCGAAAATGTACGGTTTTGCGCCGCCTGCGGCGTGATCGTGGAGGCCGAGCATGCGGCGGAGCGGGCGAGGCTCGCGGCCTATGTGGACACGAAGCTCGGCGCCTGGCTCGACAGCGCGCCGCAGGTCGGGGCGGCGCTGATCCTGCTTCGGCGTCGGGACATCGCAGCGGTGGCGCCCGCACTGGCCGACGCCGCGCAGCGGGCGACGGTGCTGCGTGAGGAGCTGACGCAGCTGCTCTGGAGCAACCGGCGACACTTCAAATTCACGGAGGAGGCGCCCGCGCCCGCCGAGCCCGGCCACGCCGTGGCAGCCCCCGCCGAGGCGGCCCGCCCCGCAGGCCTCGACGACCTGATCGCCCGCCTGGCGGCCATCGAGGAGGCCATCCCCGGCGTGACGAGCTACGGGATGGTGGTGGAGCTCGGCAACCGGCTCGGCGACATCTCCGATGCGCTGGATCACTACGCCGACGCCGTGTCCGATGACGCGCGGGACGCGCTGATCCAGCGGATGGGCGAGGCCAGTGCCGCGCTCGACGCCCTCGCGCTCACCACGACCCAGCGCGAGGCGGCGTGATGCTCTACACCTGGGTCTTCCTGGCCGACAACGACCACCGCAGCGGCAGCTTCATCGGCGTCTTCGAGGCCGCGCATATCGGCGGCAGCTTCGACCAGGAGCTGTGCAGCCTGGAGGGGCCGCGCGTCGCGATGTCCCGCAAGGGCCACACGCTCCAGATTGGCGCGCGGCGCTATCGCTGCCGCCGCTACTGGCCCTGGGTGGGCAACTGGTGCTGGAGCGGCTACCTGCTGGCCGCGCCGGACGCGGCCCGGCTGCTCCAGCAGCTGCGCGCGGTCGGCTACGGCCCCGACAGCGCCCCCGTCGGCTTCTGGGGCGTGTGGCGCGGCTGGCGGCCTATCACGCCGCAGTTCGCCCTGACCTATGGAGGGGAGGTGCGCTATGCCCGCAACCGATCCGGACGTCTCCCGCGCGATCAGCGACGTGCTGCGCTGGGGCGCCGAGGGCTACGACTATCCAGGGATCATGGCCCTGATCCGCGCCGTCGGCATCGACTGGTGGCAGGAGCGCCAGATGTGGGCGCGCTACGAGCGAGAGGCCCGCCAGGCCCGCGCCAGGCTCGACGCCCGGTGGATCAGACTGCCCTACCCCGCCGACATGTGCTCACCGAAGCTGCCTCCGGCGGGGATGCCAGTGCTCATCCTGGGATGGGCCGAGGTCTTCGGACAATGGTCACACGACTTCGACCACGGGATCTACCACCGGGTCGAGGTGATCCGCCGGGGCGCCTGGTGGTCGAGCATTGACCACTTCGTGATAGAGCGCAGCGCCGCGAGCGATGATGTTGGGATAGAAGTTGTCGCCTGGCAGCCCGTGCCGAGCGACGCGGATCGGTGGATCGCCGCTACCCAGCTACCGGAGAAGGTCTATGTCTGAGAGTCTCCCCACCCGCTACCAGCACCAGGCCTGGGCCTGGCTGCGGGCCGAGCTGACGCGCCGCCTCGGCGCGGCGGCCATGGCCGAGGTCTGGGCCGAGTACACCCGGCTCGGGCGGATCGACCACCTGCACGCCGCGCGCCAGCGCTGCGTGCAGCGGATCGCGATGGCGGAGATCGGGGCGGCCAGCGGGGCCGGGCAGCGCATCGCCGCCCTGCGTGCGCAGCTCGCCCGGCTCGACGAGAAGATCGCGGCGGCCACCGCCGCCAGCAAGGAGGGTTGAGTGCAGGACTACCACTACCAGATCGGCCACCGCCGCGCCGCCCTGCTCGGCGCGCCGCCCGCAGATCGTCGCCGGGCCGCACGGCGCCTGCTCAGCACCGGCCGCGCCACGCTGGCCGCCGTGTCTGAGGCCTGGTACGGCGGCGACGCCGCGGCGGCCCGCCAAGAGATCTACGCCGGGCGCAGCGGCGCGCGGCTGGCCACGGCGCCCGTCGCGGCGGTGCAGCTATGACCGCCCCCGAGGTCTCCCAGGACGCCCTGGAGCTCTTGCTCACCTACGTGCGCCACAACTACGCCCCCATGGCACCCACGGCCCGCCTGCTGGCCGTTTACGAGGCGCAGCAGGCCGAGCTGCAGCGCCTGCGCGTCGAAGTCGCGGCGCTCAGGCAGGCGCTGGCGCTGAGCAACCTGGAGGTGGAGCCGTCATGAACGCTGAGATTGCCCAGCAGATCGCGGCAGCCGCCCGTGAGTCCGTCCTGGCCGATCATCGCATCCCCATGGATCTGCCCAATGTGCGCGCGGCCCTGGCGGCGCCCACGGCTCTCGAAGAGCTGTTTATCCTCCACGACCCGGAGGTCGCTGCGGTCGTAGCGCGCTGTCGGGCGCACATAGCGGTCATCGTGGCCGAGGAGAATCGCTGATGCCCACGCCAACCCATTGCGACCTGATGTGGATGCAGTCCATGACCGGCGCAGCCGAGGTGATCGCGCCGCACATCCCCATTGACGCCGCCCTCGGCGTGCTGCGCGACTACGCGGCCCGCGCCAATGAGCACGGCCCCGGCTCAATCTTCTACCTGACGGATAGCGATAACCCGCTGCACCAGGTGCGACGGGAGCTGAAGCGCGCACAGGAGCAGCACGCACCGCTGAACTCGGCGCACGAAGCCTACGCGGTGATCCTTGAAGAGCTTGACGAGTTTAAGGCCGAGGTCTGGAAGAAGCGCGCCGAGCGCAATCAGGAAGCGATGCGCAAGGAGCTCGTCCAGATCGCCGCGATGGCGATCAGGGCAATTGAGGATCTTGAGTTATGAAACCCAAGCTCGATGTCTACACCGTGTCCTCTGGCTACGGCGCGAACACCAAGCGCCCGTTCGTGGAGATCGTCGCGCCGAAGCTGCGCGTCACGATGAGCAGCGCCGAGGCCCGGGCGCTCGCGCTGAACATCCTGGAGGCGGCGATCACGAGCGAGGCGGACGGCCTCATCGTGGAGTTTTTTACGAAGGAAGTCGAGACGAGCCAGCACGAGGCGGCGGCGATCCTTCAGACGTTCCGCCAGTACCGCGTCCGCTGGCGGGATGAGGCGGATATGGCATAACGAGGCCCCGGCCGCGATGCGGCTAGGGCCACGGTATCACCCTGCGAGAGTTCTACGACACAAGCATAGCACAAGGAGCAACCCCATGCGCGCCATCGGAATGATCATCGGCCACGGGTACGGCAAGGCGGTCTGCGGCGCCCGCGAGAGCGTCTTCCCCGCCGTCGCGGCGCAGGCCGTCGCCGGCGACTTCGAGACGATGCTAGGCAGCGGGGCGCGGGCGGTGCGGCTCAACGGCGCGGGCGAGTGGATCGTGGGCCAGGACGCGCTCACCTTCGCCCCCGGCCGGCTGGTGAGCATCCTCGACCGCTCGCGCTACGCATCGCCGTCGTTCGTGGCCCTGGCCCGCCACGCCCTGGCCCAGGTGATCGGCGACGCGCCCGGCCCGCTGCACATCGTCACCGGCATGCCGGCGGCGTGGTTCGCCGACAAGGCCGCGCGGGCGGACATCGAGGCGGCGGTGCTGGCGGCGGCCGAGCCCTGGGGCGCGGGCAGCCGCGTGAAGGTGGCCCCCGAGCCGGCCGGCGTCTACTACGCCCACGTCTTCAGCGGGGGCCAGCTCGACCCGGCCCGCACCCAGGGCGCCGTCGGCGTAGTGGACGCGGGCTACCGCGACATCGGCGTGGCCCTGTTCGTCGATGGGCGCTACGTGGGCGGCGAGAGCGTCCCCGGCGGCGCCGTGGAGGCGCTGCGGCAGATCAAGCGCCTGATCGCGCAGGCGTACCACCTGGAGCTGAGCCTCCACGAGGTCGACGCGGCCGTGCGCGCCGGGCTGATCGTCGATGGCCAGCACCGCCCGCTGCCCGCCGGATCGGCCGAGGCGCTGGCGGGCGGGCTAGGCCCGGCGCTGGCCGTGGGCCGCTCGCTCTGGCCCAACGGCGGCCGCTCGCTGCGGGCGCTCGTACTGGGCGGCGGCGGCGCCCACGCCCTGGGCGCGGGCCTGGCCAAGGAGTTCGCCCAGCTCACGACGCTCGACTGCCCCCAACTGGCCGGCGCGGCGGGCTTCGCCGCCGCGGCCGCAGCGCAGATCGCGCGGGGGCTCTAGGTGGCCGCCCGCCGCGTGCTCACGATCAGCCTGCCGAACACCGACCCGGCCACCGTCGCCATCCAGGCGTGGCTCGACGGCCTGCCGGCCGACGCCGACCTGAGCGCCGAGGTGCGTCGGCTGCTGGCCGACGCGATCCGTATCGACGCGCGCCTGGCTGGCATCGAGACCCAGTTGGCCAGGATCGGCGTGGGCGTCGTGGCGCCTGCGCCCACGGCGCCCGGCCTCACCCCCGCGCAGGCGGCGACGCTCGATGTGCTGCTCGACTTCGACTAGTGTATACAGCCGTTTGAGGCTTTAGGATGCCATGCAACACCGGAAAAACGCCAGATCTGTATACAGATCAACGCGATTCGCGCCCCATTTGCACCTGATCTGTATACAGATCTGACGTTTTTTGAGGCTTCGAGCGCATCAGGACGCCGCAAACGACTGTATACAGATTTCGACCGAACAGGAACAAAGAAGCGGGCCGGTAGCTCACCCCCGGCCCGCCGCTGGCGAAGGGCCACCACGCCAGCGTAGCACGGAATCTACCACGAAAGGGCCTTCCCATGCAGAACGAGAACCGCCCCAGCTGCGCCGCGCGCCTGCTCGACATCCGCACCTATGTGATCGCCGCCCGCCGGGCGATGGCGGCCATCGACCCGGCGACGGCACTGTTTATGATCTTCGTGTTCGGCCTGATCGCCCTCATCCTCACCCCGATCTACCTCACCTTCGATCTGGGCTCAACCTGGACCTTCACCACCGGGCTGCGGGACGCCGCCGCCCCCGCCGTCGCGCAGATGACCGCCCAGGCCGAAACCTGGCTCCAGCTGAGCGTGGGCGCCCTGCTGGCCGGCGTCATCCTCACCTCGTTTACCCTGCTGCCCTCCCTGTTTGAGCTGGCCTTTCCCAGCGTGCAGCACCCTCTGCTGAGCGTCATCCTGCTGTGCTCCATCGTGTTCGACTATGTGACCGACTGGGGCAAAACGTGGGCGCTGGTGGGCACCTGGACGGATAACCCCGCCGTGCATTTTGTGGGCGCGGTGTTTCTGTGCGCGTTCTTCTCGGTCGGTGTGCAGGCCCTGCTGGTGCTGTGCATCACCGTGATCATCTTTGGGATCATCGCCCTGGTGCGTGGCGGCAGGCGGCAGGCCGAGGCGATCATCCTTCAGCCGTAAGGGAGGGCCGCACCATGTCCCTCATCACGGCTGAGGAGCTCGCACGCGGGCTGCTGATCGGCACGTTCGGCGGGGCCGCCGGGCTCTGCACGCTCGCGTTTCCCGGCTCGGCCCTCTGGCTTGTGCCCGCCGGCCTGGCGGTGGGTGGCTGCGCCCTCACCATTCCTGAGGTGCGCCAGGAGGCGGTCAAGGCCCTGCCCTACCTGGAGTCGGCCCGCCGCGCCCTGCCCGCCCCTGATCTGCCCGCCCTGGCCGACCGGATGCGCCGCGCCCTGCCCGTGCTGCCTGGCCAGGGCGCCCCAGCTGGCGCCCCAGCGGCCAGGCGGCCCGCCGCACCCGATCCGCTGATCGAGACGCTGGAGAACACGCCGCACCGCTTGATCATCGGGCACACCCGGGGCGGAAAGACGACGCTTATTCACCACATGGCGACGGACTGGGCCGCCGCTGGCGAGCGGGTATTGGTCGCCGATCCCGATGCCGCGCCTGGTCTCTGGCCAGGGTGCGAGGTGTGGGGGCACGGCGACAACGTGATCGCCATCGGCGGGATGCTGGACATTGTGGCCGATGAGGTGACAGCTAGGCGGGCGGCCAGGGCGCAAGGTGTGCGCCGCTTCCCGCCGCTGCACGTCGTGATCGATGAGGCCCAGGACGTGCTGCCCGCCCTCGATGGCGGGCTAGAGCTTTTCGAGGATGTGGCCAGGCGCGGCGGGAAGCTCAATATCAGGATGACGGTAGGGGTACAGGATAAGCAGGTAAAGACCCTCGGCTTGCAGGGAAAGAGCGAGGTTCTCCGCAACCTGCAGGTTGCCGACGTGCTCAAAAATCGGGAGGGCCGCCGGGTAGCGGTGCTGCGCGACGCCGAGACGGGCAAGAAGATCACCTACCCGATCCCGCTGCTTACCGACCCTGAGACGCTGATCATCGCCCCGCCAGCTGCGGCTGCGCGGCCCGCGGCGCCCGTGTCCAAGGCCCCGACCGTGTCCAACCAGGAGGCCGCCGATCTGCTGTCTAGCCTGTTCGCCGAGGCCGTGTCTAGCGCGTCAGGACGCACGGACACGGTCGCCCCCGTGTCCGTGTCCGTGTCCAACGCAATGGACACGGACACGGACACGGACACGCCTCCAGCGACCGTGTCCATGCGTCTGGGCGCCGACGGCCATCACCTGACGGTCAACGTCAACGCCCGGGCCGAGGCTGCCCCCGCTGCTGGGCGTGGCCGCCCCCGCCGTGGCCATGGGCTTGACATGCGCCGCCGCCGACAGATGGTGCAGGCCGCTCAGGGCGACGCTCACAAGGCCGAGCTTCAGCAAGCCTACGAGACTCGTAAGGCTGCCGGCATGAGCTACCGCAAGGCATACGCCGAGCTGGGAGGCAACGGCGAAGAGACCCGCGTCTGGTGGCGTGCCGCCTCTGAACCGCAAGAAAAAAAGCAATCATGAAAGACTGGAGTCCCGCGGGGGAGTTGTACGAACGGCGCGGGCGCATCACCCGCATCACCGACGACTATCGGCCGTATATGTGGATGTATCGCGCCGTGAAGCGCAACAACATGGGGCAATCATGAAACTGATCGGAGCAACTGTCGTCGCCGGCACGCTGGGGCTGGCGTGGTTCGTGGTGTGGCGGATCACCAGTGGCGTGGAGTCCTGGTTCGCCACCAGCGGGGCGGGCAACGTACTCATGTGGTCGCTCGTCGCCGCCCTCATCCTCGCCGTCTTTGCCATCCCCGCCGGGGCGTGGGGCATCGCTGCCCGCATGTGGGTGGTAAAAATGCACCGCGATGAGTACCTCACGAGCACCCCGCACGCGCTGTTGCCCCAGGCTGCAGCGCGTGCGCTGTCAGCAGCGCAGGCGCCAAAGGAGCTGTGCGATGCAGCGCGTTGACGCCACTCTGATCGCCCTCCTCTCCGCTCCCCTGCGGCGCGGCATGCGCTGCGACGGATGCGCGCACTGGGCGCCCGACGGCGACGGCTGCGGCGGGTGCAGCGCGCAGGATGAGCGCGAGAGCACGTCGGCGCACGACGGATGTGTCCACTGGAGCCCGGCGCCGGGCTCTCGCCTCGACTACATGGGCGTGCCGCTCGCCAGCCCGGCCGCTCAGCTCGACTAGCCCGCCCTGCCCGTCAACGGACAGCACCGCGCCCCCTGCTACGCCGTAGCAGGGGGCGGCGTTTTTGATTCTCGCCGCTAGGCCAGCCGATACACCGCCTGGCGCACAGTCATGCCGCTGCCGCCCAGCGGCGACTCGATGTAGGCCAGGTACGAGCCGATCAGCGCGATGCCCAGCAGCACCGCCTCTTTGGTCATGCCGGTGTTGCCCACCAGCGCGCCAGCCTCGGCCTCGGCGGCCAGCGCCGCGATCTGCGGGTTGGCGTCGAGCAGATCCTTGACCTCGGTGATCTGGCGGATCAGCGTCTGTGCCGATGCGCGCACCGTCCCGCGCAGCGCCTCGAACTCCTGGATCGCGGTCTCGGTGGCCATGAGCATGACTCCTGCCGGGATTGGCCCGGCGATATGCCAGGCGGCGAGGTACGCCCCGTGGCCGTCGTCTTGGATCGTGTAGTCCCGTTGTGGATCGGCGTCCGGGTAGGCCGCCCGGATGATGGCGTGGATGGACATGCCTAATCTCCCAACCGATAGCCGCTCCAGAAGGTGCGCAAGCTCGACGTTGCGCCGAATACCGTCTGGTTGACCGTCGCCTCGTGGTAGACGTAGACGGAGAACACATCGCTCCCCGACGCGCTCACGATGAACGATGCGCGCTGCGCCATGTAGCCCGTGCCGCTCATCGGCCCCATCGCGCCGTCCTTAAAGAGCACGCCGTTTTTGTAGAGCACGAAGGCGTAGACTTTCAGATCCTCCATCGGGTTGAGCCACAGGACGTTGACCTCGTATTCATACGTCCCCGCCAGAGGCGTCACCGTGTCGGCGGCGACGCTCGTGACGCCGCGCGGGTCGCTGACCGCCGTGTCCCAGGCGAGCTTGGTGAACGTGGCGGGCGCGATGCCGCCCTGACTGGTATCCTTGCGCAAAGTCCACGTAACGCCGCCGCTCTGCGCCACCCAGGAGCGCACGCCGCCGGTCGTCGAGCTCAGCACGTAGCCGGTGGTGCCAGGGTTGCCCAGCGCGGCCTCGGCCCCCGCCTGCGCCGCCGTAACTGCGTGCGGGTTACTGTGGTTGCCCGTGTGCGCCGCCAGCGCCGCCGAGGCCGCGCTGCTCGCCGCCGCCGCAGCGCGCTCGGCCTCGCGGGTCGCCTCGTCGCTCAGCGTGCCGCTGGCGCTCTGGATCTGCGCGTCGCTGGCGCGGGCCAGGTGCGCCGCGAGGCGGCGGATGCTGCTGTTGGTGTCGCTCATGCGGCCTCATCGGTGACGGCCAGGCGGCCAAAGTTGCCCGCGATCGCCCCCGTCCAGGGGAAGTCGATCTTGCCCCAGGTTGTCCCGTCCCAGTACACGAATCCGTAGAACGCGGCGATGCCAGCGATGGCGCTGCGGCTGGCGTTGCTCTCCAGATAGCTCAGGTAGCGCGCCGGGGCTGTGTGCGCGAGCGTCGCGCTGCCGTTAGGCTGGACGTGGGAGATGTAGGCGTTCGCCGTGTCGGCGGTGTAGGCGTAGGCGCTGCCGTCCGGCATGGCGACAACGCCCGTGAGGTACTGCGGGGTGGCGGTGATCGTGGGCGCGGTCGTGCGGTAGTCGGCGGTGCGGTAGAGCGCGCCCGTGGTTGTGCTGGCGGCCCACAGCGCCCGCGAGCCGGGGACGACCGACGCGGCGCCGTGCAGGCCGTTGGCCGGCGTCCATGTGACCCGCGCGCCCCACACGCCCGCCGCGCTGACGACCGACATGTAGCTCGCCACAATCACGATCTCGCCGTCCTGCCCGGCCACGTAGCGCGGGCCGGCGATGTACTCGTTGGTCTGCTTGGTGGAGCCGCCCGTGCTCCGCCACACGATCGGGAACGGGTTGCCGGTGTTGCGCCACCACTCGGCGCCCACCGCCCAGCCGCCGACGCTTGGCCAGAGCACATGGTTGAGCTTGATGTAGTAGACGCCCGCGCTGACGGTCGGGATCGTCAGCGTGAGCGGCGCCCACGTCGCTCCAGCGTCCGTCGTGTGCCACACGGCGCTGTGGACTCCGTCGGCCATGCGCAGTGGCCCGCCGCTGCTGTAGGGGAGCTGGTTACTGCTGGCGCTGTTGCCGATCAGCAGCCACTCGCTGCGGTTGAACGGGTTTGTCGCGATGTCCTGCCAGTAGGCGCCCGCCACCGGCGCAGCCGCCTTGCGCCAGCCGCTCGCATCGTGGATCCAAATTCCATCGTTGGCACCTGAGACGCCCCAGGTCGGGATGATCAGGTTGCCAGGCTTGGGCAGCGGCGCCCCCAGCGCCCCGTAGCCGATCTGCACGGCGGCGGCGGTGCCGATCGGGTAGGCGGCGAGCGCGTTGATCACCTTCCCCGGCCCGCTCTGCGCCTCGGCGGGCAGCAGGCTGGCCACAAACCACGCGCCGTTCCATAGGAGCTGCCAGAGCCGCCCGGCGCCCGCCGACAGCACCAGGCTCTCCAGCGACCCGTCGCGCACCAGGTCGGCGCACTCGCCGGCGAGGTAGCCCTGCGTGCTCAGCAGCGGCGTCACGCTGACCAGCCCGCTCGACGGGCGATCCGCCGGGTTCGCGATGGCCGTCCAGTCCACCGCGTAGCCCTCCTCAAAGAGCAGCGCGTTGACCTCCGAGGGCACGCCGTCGACGGCCACCGCGTGGCCCCACGGCGCCGAGGCGATCATCGCCGCGCTTCCGCCGCTCACGACGGTGACAAGGGTCGCCCAGCTCGCCCCGCCGTCGTAGGAGATCTGCTCCGTCTCGCCGACGCACACCCGGATCTCGCCGGGGCTGCTTGGGCTGCTCTGGCAGTCGAGCACCATGTCCGCGAAGGTATGCAGCAGCGCCCAGGTCGCGCCGCCGTTGGTGCTCCCGCTCAGGCTGCTGTCGTGGCCCGCCAGGATGTGGTTCTGATCGGCCTCGTTGACCCACATGCAGGTGATCGCGGCGTCCAGCGTGACGGCAAGCGGGGGCGGGCTGGCCAGGGCGTCCGCACTTTTGTAGATCGCCCCGTCGGCGAAGCCGGCCCAGAGCGGCCCGGCCTCGTTGATCGGCGGCACGGCGGAGCAGGACGGGCCGGGGGCGAACGTGCGCCAGCCGGCGGTGGTGGCCAGCACCTGCCAGCCGCCCGCGCCGGCGGCCACGCTCACCACGCGGGTGAGCACCTGGCTGTTGAGGGCCTGCGGCGCCTTCGTCACGCTCGCCGCCTCGCCGCTCGCGCTCGTCACCGTCAGGCTGATCGCGGCGCCCGTCAGGCTGCTGAAGAAGAACATGGGCGCGGTCGTGCTGGCGCTGGCCGGGCTGGCGTCGGGGCCGCTGGCCGTCCAGGCCCGCGCGGTGATCGCGTAGCCCGCCTTATCGCGGCTCTGGTCCTGGCACTGCACAAAGGCCCGCGTGACCGGCACCCCGGCCAGCGTCACGAGCTGCTGCTCGATCTGCATGCTGAAGTCGGCCACGGGTGGGGCGATGCTGCTGGCGTAGCCATCCACGAGGCTCGGCCCGACGCTGAGCTGCACGCGCATCCCGGCGTCGGCGGCGCTGGCCACCTCGGTGATCGTGGCCGGCGTGTTGGCCGGGTAGCCGATGCGCGCACAGCGAAACAGGATCGTGTCGCGCGGCTGGAGCAGCGGGTTCAGCGGCGCCGCAAACCAGACGTTGGCCAGGTCGCGGGCGCGCCGGCCCAGCTCGCGCTCGGCGATCACCTGGGCCTGCGCGTCGCTCTGGAGGTAGGGGTAGCTCACGCTCTCGCTGCGCCCCGTCACGCCGCTTGCGGTGTAGGTGCCATCGGGGATGGCGCCGTCGGGGCGCTTCGGGCCGGTCGCGGTGAACGCGCTCACCGCCCGCTCGTTGCCCTCCAGGCTGAACCCCGCGTCTTCGATGCCGAACTCGCCGGCGGCCAGGTCGCGGGCCTCGGCGTAGCTGATCGCGCTGGTGCTGGCCGGCACGCCGGTGTTCTCGACCACGCGCACCCGGCCCGCCGGGGTCACGTAGCAGGCCGTGCCGCCGAAGTCCATCAGGGTCTTCAGCACCTGGCCGATGTTTTCGCTCTTCTTCACCTTGATCGCATAGACCGGCCCCAGCGCGTAGCCCGATCCCGGGTCGAAGATGCTGTCGATATCGGCGCTGCCCAGGCCGGCCGCGCTGAGGACATCCATCACCGCGTCCACAAAGCTGCGCCCGCTCCAGGTGAGGGTGGTGCCCAGTGTGCGGTCGAGGTTGAGGATGTCGATCAGGTTGGCCGTGCGGCTCACCGTTTCGGCCTGCGCCCCGCGCTGGTCGGTCTTGCCGGTGAAGAAGCGCTCGACCTTGGTGTCGTTGAGGATCAGGTCGATGTAGGCCGGCTTCTCGCCCGTCGGCGGCAGATCGCGGAGCTCCACGCTGCAGGTGGAGCGCTGGCGCAGCGCCGAGAGCGTGCGCGTGGGCAGCGTGTCGGCGATGGTGTAGGGCTGGCCGTCGATCCACATGCGGGCGCGCCAGTGCTTAGGGCCAACGGCAGCGGCGCGCAGGTCGTCGAGCGTGATCATGAGGCCCGCGCCCGCGTAAAGGTCGCCGTGCCGGTGTAGCCCGGGTCGCCGACCACCGGCACCAGATCGATCTCAGCCGTCACCGTCCATGTAGTGGTGCCATCGGTGAGCAGCGCGCTCTCACCGCTGCGCGCGTTCAGCGCCAGCCCATTGGCGTCGCTGGCGACGTAGACCGGCCCGGCGATCACATAGGGCTCGTAGCCCACACGGGCAATGTCCGCGTCGCCGGTGCCCAGCAGCGGGCGCACCACCAGGCGCGGCTTGCGCCGCCACGTCGCCGGCGTGGCCGCGCCGTTGGTCTCCTGGCGCAGCCAGGTGAAGGGGATGCTGTCGAATGTCCAGGCCATCAGGCGCCCCCTCCGCTGCGAATGATCCCGTCGACGGACGCGCTCAGGTCGGTCGCGAACGCCGTGCGGGCGGCGGCGATGATCGCCGCCTGCAGCTCCCGGAGTCGGGCGGCCGTATCGACCACGGGGTTGTTGATGGTGATCTGCGGGGCGAAGACGCCCCCGCCGCGCCCCGCCGCCGCCGCCGTGGCCGCCCCCGCGCCCGCCGCCGGGGCGAGGGCCTGGGCCTGGCGCATCGTCGCGCCCTGGCCCGCCAGTGCCGCCTGCGTGGCCTGCAGCGCCGGGATGACCATGCCCGCCTGCCCGCCCATCATCAGGAAGGTCTTGCCGCCAACCTGAAGCAGCTCGGGGTTGTCGCCCTCGCTCACCTCCGCGAACGTCCCGGCCGGCACGATGCCGCCCCTCGCACGCGTGCCGCTGTAGGTGCCGCCCGTGGCCGTGCGCCCGCTGGTGGCGTCGGTCTGCACCGTCTTGCCGTTCACCACCTCGGTGCGGGTGGTCGTGATCGTGACCGTGCTGTTGATGGAGGTCGGTATCTTCAGCAGCGCCTCGGCGGCGCGCTCGGCCTCGGCAGGGATGCGCGTGAGCTTCTGCGCATACTCCTCGACCGTGATCTTCCCCGCGTCGAAATCGGCCTTGGCTTGGGCGGTCATCGCTTTGATCTGGCGGTCGACCTCCTGCTGGGTGGCCACCGTCGAGTCCTGGACGCGCTGCATATTGGCGAGGTAGGCGTCGGTGTTCTGGCCGCCGTTGGCCACCCAGGCGTCAATGCTGCCGGTCATCTGCGCGAAGCCGCGATCAACCACGCTGGCCTGCACGCCGTACTGCGCGGCGAGCCTGCCGGTCATCTCAGCGATCTGCGCATCGGAGATGCCCGCCATCTTTGCCTGGGCGGTCGCATATTCAATCAGCATCTGGCCGAGGTGGGCCAGCTGGGCAGCCTGCTCGCGGGCGTAGGCCTCGGCGGCCTGGAGTTCGCTGGCCTTGAAGGCGGCGTCCTCCGCCGCAGCCTTGTCGATATAGCTCTGATGGAGATCGGCGATCTGCTGTTCGATCCCCGCCTTCTGCTCGGCAGTCTTCGCCTCCTCCCACTTCGTGGTGAGGTCGAAGAGATCTTTTTTGTAGCCCTCCTCAATCTCTTTCAGTTTCTCGCCGTGGCCCTGCTGCGCCGTCTCGCGCTCGGCCAGGAAGCCCACCTCAGACCCCACCGCCTGGCCGAACGCCTGCGCGCCCTCCTCGGCGGCGTCCTGGGCCGCCTTCCCGAGCGCCTTCATCTGGTCTTCGGTGAGGCCCGCCGTCGCCCGCAGCTGCTCCAGCGCCCCCGCGATGTCGCCGTTCGCCGCCATGGTCTTCGCGGCGGCCTCGGCGGTGGCGCGGGCGCTCGCCTGCTGCGCGGCGGTCTGCTCCTGGGTGACCTCGGTGGCCTGCTGGCTCGCCTCGATCTGCTGGTTCAGCTCGCCGGTCAGCGCCTGCATCCGGGCGGTGCGCTCATTCATGCGGGCGGTGTTGTCCGCGTAGGCCTGGCTCTCCGCCTGGCCTGCGGTCATCATCGCCGCCCGCTGCCTGATGTCATCCTCCTGCGCGTCCTGGAGCCGCCGCAGCTCGTCGGCCTGCGTGGCAACGCCCGCCTGCACCTCGGCGCTGGCCTCGCCGTAGCGCTTGAGCGCCGCCGTGGCCGCCTGATAGGTCGGGCTTTGGTCGAGCCACTTCTGGGCCGCATCGTCGGCGACGCTGTTCCACTTCTGGCAGACATAGATTGCCGCCGCGATGGCCGCGCCCAGCACCGCGAAGGGCGCTGCGGCAGCCAGGGTCGCGGCGGCGTTGGCGATCAGGGCCGAGGTCTGGGCGATGATCGCCGGGATGCTCGTGAGCAGGGCGGGCAGCGCCTTGAGCTGCTGGGCCGCCGCCCACGCCGTCACCGCCACGGTCGCCCCGATGATCGCCGGGTTGCCGCTGATCAGCGCGGCCGCCAGCGCGGCCACGCCGGCGGCGACGGCCACCACCGGCAGGCTCACCGTCGCCAGGGCGGTCATCAGCGCGCCCGCCGCCAGGATGAGCGGGCCAGCGGCGGCTGCCGCTGCGACGAAGGCGACGATGAACGTGCGGACGCTCGGGTCAAGCCCGGCGAAGGCGCTCACCAGCCCCGACGCGGCGTTGATCAGCCCGGCGATCCCGCCCAAGAAGGGCTCGACGCCATCGAGCAACGCGGTCTCCAGCGTGCTCTTGAAGCCCTCGATCGCCCCGTCGATGCCGGTCATGCGCGCGGCGGCCAGCTCGGTCGCCTTCCCCGACTCGCCCACGGCGGCGGTCATCGCATCGTACTGCGAGACGCCGCCGGCCAGCACGATGTTGGCGGCGCGCTGGGCGTCGGAGCCGAAGATGGTGATGATCGCGGCGTCGCGCTGCTCCTGGGTCAGCCCGGCCAGCGAGGTTGAGAACTGGCCCACCAGGTCGCGCATGGGCAGCATCGCGCCCTGGGCGTCGTAGATATCGATGTTCAGGCCCGCCATCGCCAGTCGCGCCTCGTCGGTCGGCCCCTGGAGGCGCTGGAGCATGGTCTTGAGCGAGGTCCCCGCGTCGCTGCCCTGGATACCCGCGTTGGCCATCAGGCTCATCTGGGTGACCATGTCGGCAAACGGCACCTTGGCGGCGGCAAAGCTGCTGCCCGCCTGCTGCATGCCCTCGCTCAGGCTCTTCACGCTGGCGCTGGATGCGCTGCTGCCGGCGGCGAGCGTGTCGGCGATCTGGGCCACATCCAGCCCCTCGGCCTTGAAGGTGTTGTAGGCCCCGGCGGCGATGGTGGCCGCCTCGGCGTTATCCATCATCTCGGTGGCGGCCAGGGCCATCGTGCCCCGCGTTTGCGCCATCGCCTCGTCGGTCGAGAGCCCGGCCTTGGCCAGCTCCAGCATCACGTTGGCCGCATCGCCAGCGCTGGCGCCGGGCAGCGCCAGGTCAGCCCCGAGCGCCTTGGCCGTGGCGCTGAACTGGGCCATAGAGGTGCGGCTGGCCCCCGTGTTCGCCTGAAACAGGCTCATCGCCGTCTGGTACTCGCCCGCCGTGCTGAGCGCCTGGCGCCCGAGCAGGGCCATTGGCGCGGTGATGCCCACCGACAGCACGGCGCCGGTCTTGGTGAGCGTCTCGCCCATGCGCTGGAAGGACCTGCCCGCGTCTTCGGCGGCCCGCACGGTCTGGCGCAGCCCGTCCACCGCATGGTCGGCGGCGCGCCCGGCCCCGTCCAACGCCTTGCCCGCCTCGCCCAGGCGTGTGGCGAGCGGCCCGGCGGCCTGCCCGGCGCCCTGCATCCCCTGCGCGGTCGCCCGCATCGCCGTGGTCATCCGGGCGCCGACCTGGTCGGCCACGCCACCGGCCCGCGTCATCGCCTGCTCGACGGAGGCCATGGCCACCGCCACGCCGCTCACCGCCTGGCGCATCTGGCCCAGGTCGATCTCCAGCGCGCCGCGAATGGTGCCCAGGTCGTCGCTCATCGCTCACCACATTCCGCTGTCAGGGAGCCGCACGGGCCGCGCCCGGTCGCCGAGCCGGGCGTAGCCGCCAGGGGGCGGCGCCAGGGCGGCGGTGGCGGTGGCAGGCTCCTGTTGCGCCAGCAGCAACACCGCCAGGTCGAAGTCCAGGTCAGGCCAGTCGCGCCGCAGCAGCTCGCTTGGCAGGCGCCCGTACCTCGTCCCCAGCAGATCCAGCGCCCGCACCTGGGCCGGCTGGGTCGCCAGGAAACGTGGCCAGGGCGGCGGGCACCCCCTGCGCCCAGTTGAAGATGATGATCCGGTCGCCGAGCGGCAGCTCGTCGATGGTGATGTGCGTCTCGTCGGCCACCTCGGCCACCGCCGGCTCGACCAGCGCGGCTGCGGCCACCAGGTCGATCAGCGTTACATAGTCCGGGAAGCTGGCGAGGTCAAGCGCCGGCGCAGCGCCGGCGCCGCCTGCGGCCATCAGCGCCTGCACCTGGCCGTAGAGCGGCGTGGGGATCGACCCGCGCCCCGCCAGATCCTCGACCGCCACGCGCTTCAGCGTGACCTCCAGTCCCGACGCGGGCAGGGTCATGGTCACGCGGCGCGTCGCGCGCCACGCGGCAAGGTTCGGCATAGGGTGTTCTCCTCAGCGCTTTACGCTGGCAGCGCGGCGGCGGTCTCGTTGCGTACCACATCGGCGATCAGGCCGGTGCCATCATCGACGGCGGTGCCCTTGAGCGTGGCGACGTAGAAGTCGCCGCCCTTGAACTCGCCGTCCAGCCCGCCAGTGAGCTTGCACATGCCCAGCTTGACATGCACATCGTCGCCCGCGTCGCCCATGCTCTTGCCGTAGAGCGTGAACCAGGGGAAGCTGTCGCCAGCCTTGATGCTCATGGTGGTCGTCTCGGCCGCGCCGGTGCCGGCGGCAGCCAGGGTGCGCCCGGTCATGATCGCGTAGGCGTCCATGGAGATGCCGCCCGCGCCGACCTCCCACTCCACCGCCTCGACAAAGGACACGGTGACGACCACCTTGTCGTTGCCCTTGAGCTCGTTGCTGACCACCCGCTCGGTGAACTTGAGCGACTGCGCCGCCGGCAGGGTGGCGGTCACCGGCGTCGCATCGTGGCTCTTGATCTTGATCTCGCGCAGGCCGAAGGGGAATGCGTTGCCAGAGAGTGCCATAGAACTAGCCTTTCCTGATGAAGACACGGTAGCGGCAGAGGATCAGCGCGCTGTGCAGGGCGTCGTCGCGCCGGCCGAGCAGGTCGTCGACGTGGCCCAGCTCCCAGGCCCCGCCGCTGGCCGGGGTGAGCATGGCCTGGTGCAGCAGCGCGTAGATGCGCAGGCGGGCCGGCTCGATGTGCGCCACCCCCGCCCGCTCGTAGAGGTAGATCGTCACGCTCAGGCGGCTGCTGGTGGGCAGCGGCCCCGAGGCCACGTCGCCGCCCGGCTGCAGCAGCCCGCAGGCGTGCAGCTCGCCGAAGCTATCGAAGGCCGTGGGCGTCGTGTCCCTGGCCACCTCGCCGACGGCGCGCCCATCGTGGAGGCCGCCGGGCAGCAGGGCGGTCAGGGTCGTGTCGGCGGTGAGGGCGGCGAGGATGGCGCTGATCATCTGAGCAGCCCCGCCAGCGCCGCCCTGAGCTGCGGCAGCTCCTGCTCGATCGTCGGCCAGATCACGGCGTACTTGCCGCCCCTGGCCAGCTCCAGGAACGGCCCATACTCCACGCTATGGGCCAGGATGATGCGGATGCGGTCGCCGTCGCGCACCACGAACCCGCGCAGGCCGTTGCGCGCCAGGCCGGTATCATCCTGCCAGGGCGCGTTTGTCCGCGCCGCCGCCTCCATGGCCAGGGCCGAGGTGCGGGCGACCCGATCCACGTCGGTTTCAAGGCGGACAATGCGCGCGGCGATGGGCAGCTCGGTCGGTCTACGCGTCCAGCGAAAGCTCATGGCGCCGCCTCCAGGTCGGCCACGGTGTAGGCCGTGCGGTCGGGGCGCACGAAGAACACCCGGAAGGCCACCCCGCCCGCCGTGAGCCGGTCGCCCACCGCCACATCGAGCGCGGGCAGGCCCCACAGCTCAGCGCGGCCCTGGGGCGCCCGGCTGGCCTCGCCGCGGCGCTCGCTGGCCTGCGTGTTCGCCAGCACCACCAGCCCCGGCTGCGCGGCCAGGGTGGCGTCGCCACGCCGTAGCAACACTGTGCTGGTGCCGATGCGCCGTTCCACAGTGCGGGCGCGCAGGGCGATGGCGCGTGGGCTGAGCATCACCAGACCCCCCGGACACGCACGCTCGTGCTCGTGGGGCGGGCCTGGCTGGGCGCCACGGTAGTCGCTGCGGCGCGCTGCGCCTCGATGAGCCGCCACTGCGCCGCCAGGGGCTCCAGCGCCTTCAGGCGGTCGCTGGAGTCGGTGACGGCCCCGGCGGCGTCCACCTTGATCGGGTCGCGCACGATCACCGCCACGCACTGCGCGGCCAGGCAGAGCTTGGCGGTGTGCCGCGAGCCGTCCGCGCAGGCCAGCTCGGCCGCCAGCACCGCCGCGATCTGCTCGTCGCTCAGCAGCGCCGTCGCCGTCTCGGTGTCGCCCAGGTCGGCCCTGAGCCAGTCGCGGGCGGTGGACAGGGCCGGGTCGAAGGTGAAGCTCATCGGCGCTTGCCCTTTTCTGGCGCCGGAGGCGCCTCACCCTCAGGGAGCGGCGTCTCGTCACCCTGGGGCGGAAGGAACCCGCCGAGGGACGTGGCGGGCGCGGGCGGCGCGTCCTCCACCACGCCCGCCGCGATCAGCCGCCCCGCGTCGGCCGCGCCCAGGTCGAGCACCGCGCCGGGCAGGTGAATATGCCCGGCGTAGACCACCGCGTGCAGGCAGCGCACCAGGGCGCGCTCGGAGCCAGGAACATCGCTCATCGGGTTCTCCTTGGGGGAGCGCTACGCGATCCCGGTGATCACGGTGATGCTCTCCGGCTCGACGATCACGGGCAGCGACGTCTGCCAGCCCTCGCCGATGATGCGCGGCGGCTTATCCTCGTGCAGCTCCGAGCGGATCACCCGGCCCGGCCCGGCCTGCCCCGCCGCCCGGCCCAGCGCCAGGTAGCCCATGGTGTTCGGCAGGAAGAGCGGCTCCTCGTCGCCCAGGTCGAGGCTCACATCGCGCCCGGTCAGGCCCAGCAGCACAAAGACGGTGTTCGGCAAAAAGCGCGTGCTGCCGCTCTCGGTGCGGTACTGGAGGTCGTAGACCTCAATCGGCGGCAGATCCTCGGCGGCCAGCGCCTGGTTGATCGCGGCCAGGCTAGCCCGGTCGCCCTGTATCTGCACCGCGTTGCCGGACACGACCAGCTTGCCGGTGCGCGCGGCCACCTTGGCGTTGCCGCCCAGGATGCCCATCACCTTGCGCGAGGTGACGATCCGCGAGACGGCGAAGCCCTTGTCGGCCAGCAGCTGCGCCATGGCGTAGATGTCGGCAAAGGGGTCGTAGGCGTCCGAGGACCAGGTGCCGCCGGCGGCGGCGCGGTGGCCCGCCGGGTTGGGGTAGGCCACGTCCTCGGCGTAGGCGTTGAAGCCGCGCCGCTCCACCTTCGCGCTCACGATCGCCTGCCAGATCGCGGCCTCGTTGCGCTCGATGAGGGCCAGGTTGACCGTGGTGTCGAGCCAGCCGATCAGCTGCAGCATGGCGTCCATACTGGCATCGCTGGCCAGCAGGCGCAGCAGGGCGTCGTACTCGCGGGCGGTGAACTCGCGCTTGATGTCGCTCTCGGCCAGCTCCACCAGCATCTCGCCCACCAGCTCGCCGCCCTTGAGCTGGGTGGGGCTGTAGCGCGTGCCGTCGTTGGCGACGATCGTGCGGTAGCGGATCGCGGTCTCGCGGAAGGCGTTCTCGGGCACGGTCTGCTCGGGCAGCAGCTCCGCGCCCAGGTAGCGCCGGGCGCCGCGGCCGAACTGGGCCTGCGGGTTGGTGGCGATCTGCGCGTAGCGGCCCCCGGTCTGGAGCTCATCCAGGGCCGTGCGAATATCCATCGGCATAGTCGTTGCTCCTCAGCGGCGCGGGGTGGCCCGGCCTAGATGATGCACTGGTAGAGGGCGCGGATCTTCGCCTGCGCCGTTGCGCCGAGCGTGGCCCAGTTCGGCAGGGCGGTCTCGCGCACCAGCCCGCCGTGGCGATAGAGCTCGACATCCGGCAGGCTGGCCACGTCGAACACGTCGAGGGCGGTCAGGTAGAGCTCATCGTCGGGCGTGGCCACGTCGGCCACGCCGAAGCCGGTGCCGGCGGCGCGCTCGACGAAGGTGCGGCCCACCAGCGTCCCGGCGGGCACCAGCTTCTTCTTGGTGCCGGCGTAGGTCGCGGCGTCGTTGTCGACGAGGGCGGTGGCCAGCGCGGCCACGGTGAGGCTCGTCGCCCCGGCGGCGGCGGCGGCGGTCAGGCGGGCGAACTTCTTGCCGCCAAAGTCCAGCGTGGTGCCGCTGGGGATCGCGCCGCCCAGGGCGTCTACGGGTACGCTCGTGGCGTCGGCCAGGGCACCGGCCGCGCCGACGGTGACGACCACCGCGTCCTGGGCGACGAACTGGGCGGCGTCAAGGCGGGCGCCGCCGGGGATGAGGCTCTCGGCGCCGATGCCGTCGAGCGCCCAGGGGGGCGCGGTGCGCGACGGCGTGGTGCTGGTGATGCTGGCCATACTTACTCCTTGCGTCGGGCGTAGGCCCG